CTATTATAGTATAAAGAATATAGCATAAATGGGTGGTGGTCTTCTTCAACTTGTCGCTTATGGAGCTCAAGATGTTTATTTAACTGGTAATCCACAAATTACTTTCTTCAAGGTTGTCTATAAACGTCATACAAATTTCGCTATGGAAGCAATACAACAAACTTTCTCAGGTGCTGTTGGTTTTGGTAATACTATCTATTGTCAAATATCTCGTAATGGTGATTTAATCCATCGTGCTTATCTTCAAGTAGAACTTCCAGCAATAACAGAAGTAAGTGATAAATATGTTAATTATATCGGTCTTCGTTTATTAAAATCAGTCTCTATTGAAATTGGCGGTCAGCAAATAGATAAGCATTATGCTGATTGGTTATATATTTGGAATGAACTTTCTCTTCCTATTGGAAAACGTTCAGCATGGGAATTTATGGTAGGTGCTGATAGTGATGTTACTAAAGCAGGTGCAACTTTATATATTCCTCTTGAATTCTGGTTCTGTAGAAATATTGGTCTAGCCCTTCCCTTAATTGCTCTCCAATATCACGAAGTTAAGATTAAGATTGAATTTGAAAATGTTAATAATTGTATGTATAAACTTCATACTGATAATACAACTATAGCACCGACATCTCCTAAAACTCTTTCTAATGTAAATCTTTGGGTTGATTATATTTTCCTTGATACTGATGAACGCCGAAAATTTGCTCAATTAACCCATGAATATCTTATTGAACAACTTCAATTCACAGGTGGAGAAGCTATAAGTGCTAATACTCCTACACGTGTTAAATTAAATTTTAATCATCCTTGTAAAGAATTAGTATGGGTTGGAAAATATGCTACTAATACTAATGTTAATATGTGGTATAATTACACGATGAAAGGCGATAAAAGTATTGGTGGAGGAAATTATGTTTATGGAGGATCAGCACAAACACATGACAAAAAAATTCATGAATTTTCTGAAGCAGATAATACAAATACCACAACTTTTTCAACTAAAATTGTTTATAATGTAGAACCTGGATTTAATAGTGATGCTATTAATCCTTTTTCAAAATGTCTTCTTCAATTAAATGGCAATGATCGTTTTGCTGAACGTGATGGAACTTATTTCAATTATGTTCAACCTTATCAACATCATACAAATATTCCTGCTAATTGTGGTATAAATGTATATTCATTTGCTTTAAAACCAGAAGATCATCAACCATCAGGAACTCTTAATATGTCTCGTATTGATACAGCTGTTTTATCTGTTGTTAATGGTTCTAGTGCTAATGGTTCAATCCATATCTATGCTGTTAATTATAATGTTCTTCGTATTCTTTCAGGTATGGGTGGTCTCGCCTATTCTAATTAATTTCATTATTGTTTTTTTTTCTCCTATTATAGTATAAAGAATATAGCATAAATGGGTGGTGGTCTTCTTCAACTTGTCGCTTATGGAGCTCAAGATGTTTATTTAACTGGTAATCCACAAATTACTTTCTTCAAGTCTGTTTATAAACGCCATACAAATTTCTCAATAGAGGCAATCGAACAAACTTTCAATGGAACTCCTGATTTTGGTTCTCGTGTAACTTGTCAAATATCTCGTAATGGTGATTTAATCAATCGTGTCTATTTACAATTAAGATTAACTGGAACTAATAATTATTGTAAATATTTTGGATTACGTATCCTTAATTATGTTGAATTAGAAATTGGTGGTCAGCGTATAGATCGTCATTATGCCCATTGGCTTTATATATGGAATGAATTAAGTCTTCCTGTAAGCAAACGTGATGGTTGGAATAATATGGTAGGTGCTTTTGGTGGTAATGTAACTGGTGCTACTCCTACAATTAATTCTACTCTTTATGTTCCTCTTGAATTCTGGTTCTGTCGTAATATTGGTCTTGCTCTTCCTTTAATTGCTCTTCAATATCACGAAGTTAAAATTAATATTAATTTTGAAAGTGAAGCAAAATGTAAATCAGATTCTACTAGTGCTACTAAACCTTCTTTTACTGCTTCATTATGGGTTGATTATATTTTCCTTGATACTGATGAACGCCGAAAATTTGCTCAATTAACTCATGAATATCTTATTGAACAACTTCAATTTACAGGTGAAGAAAGTGTTTCATCAACTGCTCCTAAAGTTAAGCTTAATTTCAATCATCCATGTAAAGAATTAATATGGTTTTTAGCAAATAGTGATAATAATAGTAATAATTGGTTTAATTATACTACTAAAATTAATACTATTGATGTTGCTTATAATACTACAGCATTATTAAATGCTAATTTAACTTATAATGGTTTAACAGGAAATAATATTGAACTTGTTTATCCATCTAATCCTATTACTTCCGCTAAACTTCTATTAAATGGTAATGATCGTTTTGCTAGTCGTGATGGTATGTATTTTAATGTTGTTCAACCTTATCAACATCACGAAAATATCCCTAATAATGCAGGTATAAATGTATATTCATTTGCTTTAAAACCTGAAGAACATCAACCATCAGGAACTCTTAATATGTCTCGTATTGATACTGCTATACTCCAATTAGGTGTTTTTAATGCTTCAGGATTAGATCCTGTAAAAACTTATGATAGTAGCAAATCAACACTTTATGTATATGCTACTAATTATAATGTTCTTCGTATTCTTTCAGGTATGGGTGGTCTCGCCTATTCTAATTAATTTCATTATTGTTTTTTTTTCTCCTATTATAGTATAAAGAATATAGCATAAATGGGTGGTGGTCTTCTTCAACTTGTCGCTTATGGAGCTCAAGATGTTTATTTAACTGGTAATCCACAAATTACTTTCTTCAAAGTAACTTATAAACGCCATAGTAATTTTGCTATTGAAGCAATAGAACAAACTTTCAATGGAAATCCTACATTTGGTTCTCGTGTAACTTGTCAAATAACTCGTAATGGCGATTTAATCAATCGTGTTTATCTTCGTGCCAAATTTACTAATGATAATAGTGATAATGAAACAGCAACAAATCCTAATAATGGTGTAGCATTAGTTCCTTATTTTGGATTAAAACTATTAAAAACAATTGAACTTGAAATTGGTGGACAACGTATAGATAAACATTATGCTGAATGGTTATATATTTGGAATGAACTTTCTCTTCCAGCAGGAAAACGCGATGGTTATTATCTTATGGTTGGTGGAGATAGATATAATCATTCAATTTATCTTGGTGCTAAACAATCTTATTATGTTAATGTTCCTATTGAATTCTGGTTCTGTCGTAATGTTGGACTTGCTCTCCCCTTAATTGCCCTTCAATATCACGAAGTTAAGATTAATATTGAATTTGAAGAACGTGCTAATTTAGTTGATAATACAAATAATTTTTCTAATCGTGCTTTTGATACTATCAATTATAAAGGTGCATCTCTTACAGCACCAAGTCTTAATAATTCTGAACTTTTAGGAAATGTTTCTAATATTTCATTAAGTGATGTTTCTCTATGGGTTGATTATATTTTCCTCGATACTGATGAACGTAGAAGATTTGCCCAATTAACTCATGAATATCTCATTGAACAACTTCAATTTACAGGAAGTGATACTATTAACGCTGGTTCTAATTCTATGAAATCAATTCGTATGAATTTCAATCATCCCTGTAAAGAATTAATATGGTATATTAAACCTAATAAAAATGCTAGTAATACTACAAAAAATCTTTATTGGACTAATTTTAGTGATCGTGATGCTGACAATGAAACTTTTATGGGAAATAATCCTACAACAACTGCTAAAATACAATTAAATGGAAATGATCGTTTTGCTGAACGTGATGGAACATATTTCTCTCTTGTTCAACCTTATCAACATCACGAAAATACCCCTGATGTTTTCCATAAAGGTATTAATGTTTATTCTTTTGCAATCAAACCAGAAGAACAACAACCATCAGGAACTCTTAATATGTCTCGTATAGATACAGCTATTTTATCTATTTCATCATCTGTTGCTGGTAATATTTATATTTATACTACTAATTATAATGTTCTTCGTATTCTTTCAGGTATGGGTGGTCTTGCTTATTCTAATTAAAATTTACAACAATATACATTATTATTATTTATATCTTCTTTTTTTTTATTAGTAATTTTATTAATTCTTAATAATTCTATTTCTCTTCTTGATGCTAATTGATGAAGTCTTAAATCGTGATTAACTTTTATATTATTAAATTTTATAATATCTGTATTTC